CTCGGTAATGGTAATAACGCCGCTCCGAAAGCCGCACCTAAGACACAGACCACTTCCGCTCCGGCTAAGACTGGACTGGATATTGACGCACTGTTGGGTTAAGCAATCAGCCGGGAGGGGCAAGCTCCTCTCCCGGATTTTTAATAGGAGGTGTCGCATGACAGATAATGTCAATCACCCGGCACATTATGAGACCGGGAAATTCGAGTGCATTGAGGTAATGCTCGAGACACAGGGCGTGGAAGCTGTTCTGAATTTTTGTCAGTGCAATGCTTTCAAGTACCTGTATCGTGCCAAGCGGAAGAATGGTCTCGAGGACATGAAGAAAGCCGTTTGGTATCTGAACAAATATATCGAATTGAAGGAGGGTCATAACTATGACGAAACGACAGTTGGTGAAATGGCTGGAAGCCAAACAGAGTGACGCAAAGGCAGAGGTCGAAATCCAGTACGCAACGGCTGAAAAAGCATATTTTGCACAGAGAGACGAAGCTCTGAAAATCAATGAAACTGTGGACGAGGTGTTCCGTCTGATTTCGGAAGCTGATACGGTGGCGAACCGCTGGAAAGAAGCTCTCGAGAAGGTTGAAGGGATTGATACTACCCGTGGTTGGTACACCTCTTTGACAACGAAGCTCTCTGATTTGTCTGATAAAGAGAACATTCGTATGTATATTATGAAGGATTTCACGGACGGCACTGACGCTCTCCGTCAGTTGAAAGCAAAGCGTTCCGAAACCCTTCGTGAAATTGAGAAGAACTATACCAATGTGATTGCGAATGTGGAATCCATGAAGAACGCAAAGACGGCGGTTGAGTATCTTGAGAAGCTGGGGTTCGACCTGTCTGCTCTGATTGAAGCTGACAATCACCCTGTTACTACCGCACTCACTGTGGAGGTAGATACCAAGTTTCTGTTTATCGGAGGTGAAAAGAAATGACAATCAATGAGTATCAGACCGAAGCTCTCCGCACTGCGGCTGGCATGAACCACCCGAACAATGACGAGATTCTTCTCAACGGCGTTATGGGTCTCTGTGGTGAATCCGGCGAGTGTGTGGACATGGTTAAGAAGTACCGCTTCCAAGGTCACGAGCTGGACAAAGCTCACCTCGCAAAAGAGCTGGGCGATGTGGCGTGGTATCTCGCAGTTACCGCCCACGCTATCGGCTACGAACTCGAGACGGTGTTGCAGATGAACGTAGACAAGCTCCGCAACCGTTACCCGAATGGGTTCGAGAAAGAGCACAGTCTTCACAGACAGGAGGGTGACGTATGACACTGGCAGAACGTATTGAGAAGTTCAATAACCTCATGGGTGACATTGTTCCCTCGGAGGTCAAGAAAGACCTGTTGGAGAAGGGATTCTTCACCGCTCCGGCAAGCACCAAGTATCACGGCAATTATGAGGGTGGTTTGTTCGACCACAGCTACATGGTAGCTCACTACCTCAAGAAGCTCACGGAGGAGTGCCGTCTTGACTGGCAGAACCCTCGCTCACCTCTGCTGGTTGGTATGTTCCACGACCTCTGTAAGATGGACAACTACCAGCACCCGGTTATTGCTGAAACTCTCGGCGGCGAGGAAATCAGAGACGATTTCAAGTGGGAATACGCTACTGACACTCTGCTCAAGGGTCACGGCGATAAGTCGGTTATGGTGCTGGCACAGTATTTCAAGCTCACCGAGGAGGAAATCATGTGTATTCGCTATCACATGGGAGCTTTCTGCGATAAGTCCGAATGGAACGATTATACACGAGCAGTGCATAAATATACAAATGTTCTGTGGACACATCAAGCCGATATGCTCGCTTCTCATGTAGAGGGGGTGTGAGGTATGGTGGCAAGAATCCCGAATTTGGAGCTTCTGCTCTATAAGGCACAACAGGCTCTCGCCCATGACCCGGACTTCGTTCAGAAGATTGCCGAGATTAAGGAGAATGATAGCCACAAGAAAGTCTACCTCGATTTCAGTGTTGAGTGTTTCTCACAGATTTGGGGTAGCACCTGTACCGGGTTCGATGTGACCGAAGCTGGTGAGCCTGTTATGGCTGGTTCGGCTATGACCGAGGAATACACCACCATCGTACATGAGAAGACCACAGATACCTACTGTGTGTTCTTCGGAGACCGCCCTTGCTACAAGGTGGATAACCCGAGCAACGAGTTTTACGAGGACATGATGAAGCGTCAGATGGCAAGCCTGTCTCGAGCCAAGAACCGCTATTAAGGAGGAGTGAGCGATGATTAAATTTGAACAGACTGAGGTATGGGGAATCAAACACGCTATTCGTGGCATGAGAAATCCTCTCAATAGCTGGGGACGCTCCGACACCGTATTTGACGGTGACAAGATGTGTCTCGGGGAAAACGATATTGACCTTATGACCCGGCTCATTCGTGGCGGCGCACCTCACCGTAAGTTCCTCCGTCAGATTTTTGTATCGGTGGATATTACCGCTCCTCTCTACTGGTGGAAGGAGTTCGATACATACAAGGTCGGCACGACAGCTAATAGCTGTTCCACCATGCACAAGATACAGGCAAAGGAGTTCACCTTCGAGGACTTCTCCTGTGAGCATTTGGACGAGCCGAGCAAGGTGATTCTCGGTGTTGTGATTAACGAGCTTAACAACAATCGTGGCTGGTACAACGATTACAACAGGCTCGTGAGTGAGGGTGATTTCACCGATGTTGAGCGTAAGCAGTTTTGGTGGAACATGATTCAGCTTTTACCCTCCTCTTTCAATCAGAAGCGAACGGTCACTATGACCTACGAAAACCTTCTGAATATGCTGGAATATCGCAGAGGTCACAAGCTGGACGAGTGGCGTATGTTCTGCGATTGGATTCTCACCCTCCCTTATGGTTCGCTCTTGAAGGAAGGTGTGGGTAATGAACAGAGCTGAACGGCGTAGGCAGAAGAAAGCCGGAATTAAGGTACAGAAAGAACCCACTCTGAATCTGAAAGTCAGTGATTTCGACCACATGGTCTCTCATGCGGAGAAGTCAGCCAAGGAAAGAGCGACAGCGGCGGCAATTCACGAAATCGACCGACAGATTCTTGAGCATGACGAAGCCTATTCTCTCGACATTGACGCAATGGTGCTGTGGACGCTTCATGTTTACCTCGGGTTCGGTAAGAAGCGTCTCGAGAGATTCTACCGGGATATGTTGAAGGAACACATTCACATGAGGGAGGTCTACGAAATGGACGATACCTACCCGGAACGCTACAAACTCAAGGAGCTTTGCAATGTCGATGTGGAAGCTCTGAATAATGAATTTAAGGAGGTTATACACAATGTATAAGTTGAAGAACGTCAACGGCAGAGTGAACGCTCTGCTCCGCACCGGGAAGGACTTCGTAAAGAACAACCTCTCCGTGTCTGCGGCACAGCATATCATTGATACTGGTAAGCTGGTGGAATCTGACAACCCGGACTACCCTATCTGCATTGATAACCAGTGGTATTTCGAGGGTGTCGAGGTCAAAAAGACAGCGAAGAAAGCCCAGTTGAGTTCCATGTATGGGGAAATGAAGGAGGGCAAGTAAATGAGCCGAACTTTCTACTCCGAGTATGTGAATCATTGTCTGCGATTCTATGCTCGACACGACAGACCGAAGTTCCACTCGGAAGCAGACAAGCATAACTGGGCGGCGTGTGACAGCGCACTCAAGTCGTTCTCCGATAATGACCGAGCAATGCTCCTGTATATCTATCGTGAGGGCGATACCGTCCCGGACAATATCTATCAGTTGGCGAAGTCCAAAGGTATCTCACAGGACAGCATTTGGAAGCTCGTAAATGAGCTGGAAAGAAAGGTGGCAAAGCGGCGTGGTTTACTATGACAATATTCCCGAGGAATTAAAGAAACTCGACCAGTGGGTGTGTGCGAATGATGGAAGCAAAGTCCCTATGAAAGCATGGGAGAACGAAGCCGCTTCCTCAACCAACCCGGAAACATGGTCTGATTTCGAGACTGCTCTCGAATCGTACAACCAGCACTATTACGACTACTGCGGTTTCGTATTTGCGGACAATGGGTATGTCGGGATTGATATTGACGAGGGGTACGATGAAGACGGTCTTATGAGCGTCCTCGGGGCTGATATTGTCGGTAAGTGCCACAGCTATACGGAGAAATCCCGGAGTGGGCGTGGATTCCATATCCTACTCCGTGGAACTCTCCCCTTCAAGGGCAAGAACAATCTTGCTGGCGTGGAGATTTACAAGGCGGCTCGCTACTTCATTATGACCGGGAACACCCTTCTCTACCGAGAAATCATCGAGAACCAAGAAGCGATTGATTATGTTGTGGAGAAATACTTCCCGGAAGCTCGAGAGACCTCCGATAAGGTGTTTGTTGGGCGAGACAAGATATACGCTCTGGTATGGGAAGAACCTGTCGTGAATGGGCGTGTAAAGCTCCGTCCAGTATATCCAAGAATCCCGGACGGAAGCCGCAATATCTGTCTCACCTCCCTCGCTGGTATGCTTCACAATCAAGGCTACTCCAAGTCACAGATTTACGAGGAGCTGTTGTACGCCAATACGGTTGCCTGTGACCCACCTCTCGACCGAAACGAGTTGCGAACTATCTGCAATAGCGTCACGAGGTACAAGCGATGAAGATTAAATGCTGTAAGGACTGCGTTGCTCCGAAGCGACACCCCGGCTGTCACGGTGTATGTCCCGAGTACCTATACGAAAAGGCACTGTGGGAGGAAGAAAAGAAAGTCATTCGTGAGGAACATAGGCGATTCAGTGAGCTATACGAGCAACGCTCCGAGGGAGTGCGAAAAGCACTTAAACATAGAAGACGATAACTTGCACAGAAAAGATAAAAATTTATCTTTTAGGTATTGACATTCAATCTTGTGTGTGTTATCTTATAATCACAGCAAGACAAAAACTTATCCAATAAAGATTAAGGAGGATTTTATCATGGAAGTTATGAGAAACATGACTATTGACACTGAACTGTTTGAACTGGGAGACATTATCTCCTTCACACTCACCACCGGGGAGAATGTTAAGGCGAAAGCCATTCGTGAGACCCCGAACGGTATGCTTTTCATCACCGTTGACTGTCTCAAGGACGAGCAGAAAATGTTCGAGAATCCCGGCAGAGCCGAAAAGGTTGACTACGAACATTCCGACCTTCGCAAGAAGCTGAACGGAGAAATCTTCGAGAGCTTCCCGGAGGAAATCAAGGGTCGCATGGTTGGTATGCGAGTAGGTCAGACGAACTGCTTTGATATGCTCCGTATTCCTACCGAGCGTGAAATCTTCGGAGAGAACCCTTGCGGTAAGGACGAGCCTGTATCTGTGAGACGTTTCTACGGTATGGAGAATCGCCGTGAGCGTATCGCTTTCCAAGGCTCAGAGACAGGTACATGGGAATGGTACTGGTTGCAGAATAAAGTTGAAGATTCCGCTTCCAGTTTCGCCCTTGTCGGCGGCGACGGTGTTGCGAACTACTACGACGCTTCCTATTCTGGTGGCGTTCGCCCGGTCTTTCTCTTATCCTAAAATCTCGCCCCCTTGTGGGGCGAGTTCAATAAAGAACGGAGGTGAATGTCGTGCAGACAAGATGTGAAGGCTGTAAGAAAAGATGTGTCTTCCACGCTTGCCCTCTACATAATCAATGCCGCTACACTTTGAGGTGCAAATCCTCAAAGTGTTACTGCGGAAAATATAGGAGGTTATCAGAAAATGGAACAGAACAAAATCTGTCCTCTCCTCACGACTAATACTGTCGTAGACGAGAATAACACCGTGAAAATTGGCACACAGCCTGTTTTCTGCGTAACCGAGCAGTGTTCGTGGTGGTTGGAGGACAAACAGAAATGTGCAATCGCAGTTATGGGAGGTAAGAAGTAATGGCTAAAATTATTCTTGACCTATGCGGCGGTACAGGCTCGTGGTCGAAGCCTTATCGTGACGCTGGGTATGATGTTCGAGTTATCACTCTCCCTCGGTACAATCTATTTGATACTCGAGAGAGAGAGAGAGAGAGACTGATTCAGTTTTATAACAGAGACGAAATGGTTATGGAGGAAATCAATGCTGACGAGGTTTACGGTATTTTCGCCGCTCCTACCTGTACCATGTTTTCTCTTGCTCGTACCACAGCTAAGACCCCTCGAGATTTTGAGAGTGCCATTAAACTTGTTGGCAAATGTCTCGAGATTATATGGTTCTGTCGAGCGTCCAATGAATCACAGCTCAAGTTTTGGGCTTTAGAAAATCCGATGGGTTACTTGAGACAGTTCCTCGGCAGACCTAAGTTCACATTTTCTCCCGAAGAATACGGAGAGAACTTCTCAAAGAAGACAGACATTTGGGGATATTTCAACGAGCCTAAGAAATGCCCGAGAAAAATGACAGAGGGTGAAAAACTCCTCTCGGCTCAAAACAATCGAGTGCTTCCGCAACTTCCCGAGAACTATGTAATGCCCGATGGTTGGAACGTACAAGCGGCTCGGCGTAGTATGACAAGTGCCAAGTTTGCGGAAGCCTTTTACAAAGCAAATAAGTGAGGTAAGAAATAATGGCATATTACATGAATAAGAGCGTCCCGGCGAAGCGAGGAGATATTTTCTACATTTCCAACTCTAAGTGCTACGCCACAGACCCGAGTAATACAGAGGGAAGACCAGCAATCGTTGTCTCCTCTGATAAATTGAATGAACACGCAGATGTTGTCGAGGTGGTCTATCTCACCACCAAGGAAAAGCGTCTCATGCCTACTCATGCAGAGGTGCTGTGCAAGATTCCTTCGACCGCTCTGTGTGAGACCATTTACACGGTCAATAAGGACAGGCTGGGCGATTTCGTCCGTACCTGTACCGATAAGGAAATGGAGGGTGTCAATGCTGGAATCCTCTGCTCACTCGGTATCGCCGCTCCTATGGTCGATGATGAGCCTGTTGACAACTCTGTAACGGTCGAGAGGAATCTTTACAAGCACCTCTACGAAGACCTTCTCAATAAGGTAATGGCGAGGTGATAAATAATGCAAGAGCTTTTCGAGACACGCAATGGTCGTGTCATTATGGACGAGGACTTATCCTCGAAGATGTATCTGATTAAGCAGTATCACCCCGAGAAAGCAGACGAGACCAGCTCCGGGTTTGAGTGGTCTGAAATGGGTATGGCAAACCTGTTTGGCTTACTCTATTCTCACGAAGCTCGCTACTGCCCGGAACACAAGAGCTGGTACACCTATCACGAGGGAGCATGGCGTAAGGACGAGGGAGCAATTCTCGTGTCAGAGAAGATTAAAGATTTCGTCCGTCTGATGATTCTCTACTGCGGAGAAATCGAGGACGATGATACCCGAAAGTCCTACACAGGGTTCGTCAATAAGATGGGTGACAGGCGTATGCGAGATAGAATCCTAAAGGACGCTACCGGGGAGCTTCGTATCTCTGCTGTGCAGTTTGACGCAGACCCCTATCTCATTAACTGTCTCAATGGTACATACGACCTTCGAGACTTCTCCTTCCGTGAGCATAACTGGGAAGACTTTCTTACCATGCAGACCGCATTTAAGCACACAATTTCTCGTGATGTGAAGTGCGAACGCTGGGAGAAATTCATTGACGAAGTTACACAGGGAGATAAGGACAAAGCTGATTTCATTCAAAGAGCGCTGGGCTATTCCATGCTGGGTATGAGCAACGAGGAGTGTATGTTCATTCTTCATGGCAAGACCACTCGTAACGGTAAGTCTACTCTGCTCAACACCATCGAGACCATGCTCGGTGACTATGCCAAGGTTGCCCCGGTCGGTATGATTTGCCGTGGAGACCGTCAGAAGGACGCAGAAGCCGCCAGCCCTACCCTCGCCGGGTTGAAGGGTAAACGCTTCGTCACAATGTCCGAGAGCAACGAATACGGCAAGCTGGACGAGGAGAAAATAAAACAGCTCACAGGTGGTGAAGAAATCTCCGCTCGTGCGCTATATCAGTCGGCAATCACATTCAAGCCGCAGTTCACCTTATGGCTTTCCTGCAACGACCTTCCGATGGTAACGGACAAGTCTCTGTTCGCTTCCGAGCGTATCAAGGTGGTAGAGTTCAACCGCCACTTCTCCCCGGAGGAACAGGACACCCACCTCAAGGACGAACTGTGTGAGCAGTCCAGCATGAGCGGCATTTTCATGTGGCTGGTGCGTGGGTATATCCACTACAAGGAGCGTGGACTTGCAATGAGCGGCAGTCTGAAATCGGTTGTCACCAAGTACGAGCGTGATAATGACCTCGTGTTGCAGTTCCTCGAGAACCGCTGTGAGCGTGTCCCGGAGGAAAGCTCGTCAACCGTTATAAAGGCGAAAGACCTGTACAACGCTTTCAAGATTTGGGCGAAGTCCGAGGGTGCTTATATCCTGTCGGCTCGTAAGTTCAATTCTGAAATGGAGCGTCACCCGGAATGGTTCGACAGGAAATCGACCTCGAGCGGCTATGCAACCTATTGTGGTCTGAAATTGAAGGAGGTGCTGTAATGAGCAAATATCTCGAAACCCTTCCGCAGTATCACTTTGACAGAGACGATTTCTGTAAAGTGTTCGGAGAAGTTTTCACCGATGATGAAATCATTGACATTGATGTAATGTGTGGTTATCCACAGAACACCGAGAACTTCCTTCTCTATCGCTGGGAAGACGAGTTCTATATCATTCATCGTGACAGCGGCACAATTATCAACTGGTATAAGCATTTGGGACGAACCAACACCTGTAACAAGGAAGGATTCACCCTCGCTGATTTGAAGGAGCTTCTACTTCTTCTCAAGGAAGACTTGAAGGAGGAATCGTAATGCAGTTATCAGAAAAACAGGAGTTGGTACGGCTCTTGAACCTGTACCAAGCTGACCTTCTCATGGACAACGACAACAATATCCGGGAAGCCGCAAAGCACTCGGGTAAGAAATGGGAAGGTACTTACAAAACTGGTGTGAAAGCCCAGTACGAACACGCTCGTGTCATTGCCGCAAAGCTGTCGGTAGAAATCGGCAAGTCGGTAAAATCTTACTACGAGCTGTAAAGGAGGACACTGTTATGAATATGGTTTGCAAATGTGGTGGCAAGGAGTTCTTCACCGAGGAACACGGCAATCAGACCGGGCTTTACTGCTCCGCTTGTGGTAAGTGGCAGAAATGGCTCAAGAAGGACGAGATTCGACTTTTCAATCATGGTGTCAAGGTAGAGAACGCTTCTCTGCTGGAACGTCTCAAGGCTCGTATTGCCGAGAGCGCAATCAAGGTATCTACCGTCAAAGCTCCGCATACCTACATGAAAGCTGTCGGTACGAGGGAGCTTGAAAAGATTCTCGAGGAGGAGTTGGGAAATGAAGACACGAAATGGCATACTTGCTGAATACGTCCGCAGTCGTTACCCAGAGATTGAGAAGACCTTCGACTTTGCCGCCTACTCTGCTGGTGTGGCTCTCAAAGAGTTCGGCAGATGTATCAAAGAAGCGTTCGGGGGTACTTATAAGGAGGTAGACGATGTTTGCGATTCAGAACATTAAGACAGGGAAGTTTTTGTATGGCACAGACTACCGATACCGCCCTCCTCACCAGCGTACCAGCAATACGAAAATGCTCACTTACAGCTCTATCGCAGAAGCCGCACACGACTTTTGGGTTAAGAGGAAGTGCGGCAAAGATTACAGAATCGTTGTGCTGAAATCGGTTGAGGTTAAGCGAGTGATTGACTACTACGAGAGCAAAAACTTCATTTAACACAAAGAGGATAAGTATTTATCAAAAACGACATTTACCAAACTATCTGAAAAGGATTGAAAAACAATCTTTTCATAAGAACGAGTTATTCTTATTATTACAGTAGTTAAAGTAGCTGTTCTCAAGGTATTGCGTGTAACTTCCTCTATATAGAAAAATCCCTATATATAGAAGTTATACGCAAAAACAGATTTTCAACTACTTCTACTACTGCAATAAGAATAAGAAGAAAGGAGACTGAAATGGATATAGATAAGCTGTTAGCAGACAGTTCCGAGGAGACTGTTGCGACTAAGGAGACTGTTTCCAGCGAGGAGACTGCAATCAGTCCTCGTACCGGGAAACCGATTCAGAAGAAATATGCACCGAAAAAGAAAGGTAAGCCACGAGGAGGTAATAACTGGTTGAAGCCGGAAAACATCGCTCCGGGGCTTGAAGCTGGTGATAACACGAAGTTCCTCTCCGTCAATATGGCATTGATGAATATGCCGGACATTGACATGGAGAATCCGTTGGAGGTGCAACAGCGACTTTCCGACTATTTTGCTCTGTATGCACAGTATGACATGAAACCTACGGTTGTGGGTATGGCGATTGCATTGAACGGACACAACAGACAGTGGCTTTATGCGGTTACACATGACGTACCGGGAGGTGGTGCTGGATATAAGATTGCGTTGCCGCCGGATGTAGCTGACGTAATAAAAAAGGCGTACTTTTTGCTCGAAAATTTGTGGGAAAACTATATGCAAAGTGGCAAGGTCAACCCGGTAGCTGGTATCTTCCTTGGCAAGAACAACTATGGCTATCAAGACAAGACCGAGTACGTTCTCACACCGAACCAGCAGAACGACAGCGACTATTCCGCTGATGAAATCAGAGAACGCTATATTGCAAGCGACCAGCAGAAGCGACTTTCAGCAAGCAACTCTGACGAGGACACGAGCGACTAAGCGACTTTCGCCCACGCTCCGACTTTCCGACTATCAGCCGAGCGACTTTCGACTATCGACTTTCGACTATGAAACTGCTCCGGGATTTCCCGGGGCTTTTTCTATGCAAAAATCCACGGAAATTTTCAGAAAATCAGCCGGACACGGCACTCACCTCTTTACCTCTTTAGTGCATTGAAGCAAAATGTACCCCGGGCGGCGTGGGTGAACGTGTCCGGCGACGTTCCTTCTATATAATGCGAATTTTGCGCCCGGTGCAATTCGTAAATTTAGAATTTAAGTGTTGACAATTCGTATAATAAGAATTAGAATAACAATAACAACACAAACAAGATAAACCGCCAACACGAAAAAGATAAATTTTTATCTGAAAAGTATTGACAAACAATCTTGAAAGTGTTATTGTATAGTCACAGCAAGACAAGAAACAACACTAAAAAGATTATATGGAGGTTTTCAAAATGAAAAGATATGAATTAGCACCGAACGGAACACAAAAAAGTTTCTATGGAAAAGCCGTTGTCGAAATTGACAATGCCGGAAACGAAACGC